TGTTGAAGAATGTGCAGCGTTTCCATATGGTGATCATGACGATTTAGTTGACAGTACAACACAGGCTCTGTTAAGATACAGACAAGGCGGATTTATAGATCACCCTGAAGATTATCAAGAAGAAGACCAACCCAAAAGAAAAAAGAAATTTTACTGGTAATGACGTTCGTATTTAAACACCCTAGTAAGTATGTAAAAAACCCTACTCTTGTTAAAAACATGAAACATGTAAAACGAGATCAAATCCCACCATTAAGTGGCCCTGATCCACAAGGCTTGATTAATGAATCAAAAGCATATAAACAAGATAAATTGGAGAAAATAAATGGCAGACATAGACAAAGCTTTAACCGAAATACGAAAAAAGGTTGAGATAGCAGGGCCCGAGGAACAAGTTGAGGTCCAAGAAGAAATTAACGAATCATTACCAAACCCTGGTGACGCAGAAATTACTCCCACTGAAGATGGCGGTGTAGAAATTGATTTTGAACCTGGAGCATTTAACCAAGCACAAAGTGAAAACCACTTTGACAATTTAGCCGAGTTATTACCAGAGGAAATATTAGGTCCTCTAGGTTCAGAATTAAATCAAAACTACATGGACTACAAAGAGTCTCGTAAAGAATGGGAACATACATACATAACTGGTTTAGATCTTTTAGGATTTAAATACGAAGATAAAACAGAACCGTTCTCTGGAGCTGCAGGTGCAACTCATCCAGTTTTAGCTGAAGCAGTTACACAGTTTCAAGCGTTAGCTTACAAAGAACTATTGCCAGCAGATGGACCAATTAGAACTCAGATCATGGGCGCACCATCTCCTGAAAAAGAAATGCAATCAACTAGAGTAAAAGATTTTATGAATTGGCAGTTGATGGACCAGATGAAGGAATACGAACCTGAGTTTGATCAATTGTTATTTTATCTACCTCTTGCTGGATCTGCCTTTAAGAAAGTTTACTATGACGATCTTTTAGGCAGGGCAGTTTCTAAATTTGTACCTGCGGAAGATTTGGTCGTTCCATACTCTGCAACATCTTTAGAAGATGCAACGGCCGTGATCCATGTTATCAAAACCAAAGAGAATGATTTAAGAAAACAACAAGTAAATGGTTTTTATAGAGACGTGGACCTCGGAGCTCCTGCAGATATTGAATCTGATTTAGAGAGAAAAGAAAGAGAGCTTGAAGGTATACAAAAAACTAAAGATGAAGACGTTTACAATATTTTAGAATTTCATGTCGATTTAGATTTAGAAGGGTTCGAGGACCGAGGACAAGATGGTCAACCTACTGGAATTAAATTACCTTACATTGTAACTTTAGAAGAAGGGTCACGTGAAGTTTTATCTATTAGAAGAAACTATGAAATTAACGATCCTAAGAAAAAGAAAATTTCTTACTTTGTACATTTTAAATTTTTACCTGGTTTAGGTTTTTATGGTTTTGGTTTAATTCACATGATTGGTGGATTATCAAGAACAGCAACAGCTGCATTAAGATCTTTACTAGATGCTGGTACCCTCTCCAATTTGCCAGCAGGATTTAAAATGCGCGGCATCCGAATTAGAGATGACGCGCAATCTATTACTCCAGGTGAATTTAGAGATGTGGATGCTCCAGGCGGAAATATTAAAGATGCATTTATGGCATTACCGTTTAAAGAGCCTTCACAAACTTTGTTACAGCTTATGGGTGTCGTTGTATCAGCTGGACAGCGTTTCGCGTCCATAGCTGACCTTCAAGTAGGTGACGGGAATCAACAAGCAGCAGTGGGAACGACAGTAGCTTTGTTGGAACGAGGAAGCAGAACTATGTCTGCGATTCACAAAAGAATTTATGTGAGTCTTAAACAAGAATTCAAAATGCTTGCTCGAGTATTTAAATTATATCTACCACAAGAGTATCCTTATGATGTAGTAGGTGGACAACGATTTATTAAACAACAAGATTTTGATGATCGTGTAGATATTTTACCTGTTGCAGATCCAAATATATTTTCTCAAACACAAAGAATATCAATTGCTCAAGCTGAATTACAATTAGCACAATCAAATCCGCAGATGCATAATTTGTATAACGCGTATCGTGCTATGTACGAAGCTTTAGGTGTAAAAAATATTGATATGATTTTAAAACCAGTTCCAAAACCAATGCCAATGGATCCGTCTATTGAAGCTATTCAAGCTTTAGGTGGTCAACCGTTCCAAGCGTTTAAAGGACAAGACCATAGAGCTCACATTACTGCTCATTTAAATTTTATGTCGTCTTCAATGGCTAGAGGAAACCCAATGGTAACTGCTTCTATGCAAAAAAACATTTTTGAACACATAAGTTTGATGGCATTAGAGCAAGTTGAAGTAGAATTTAAAGATCAAATCTTAATGATGCAACAAATGCAAATGCAAATTCAAGCAAATCCTGCTTTAGCGCAAGATCCACAGATGCAACAGCAGATGATGACGCTAAATATGCAAATAGAGTCTAGAAAAGCAGTTTTAATTGCAGAAATGTTTGAAGATTTTGCTAAAGAAGAGGCTGAATTAATGGGTGAATACGGAAATGACCCTATTGCTAAGTTAAAAGCAAGAGAATTAGACATCAGAGCGCAAGATGACTTCACAAAAGCACAACAATCTCAAGAAAAAATTAATCTTGACCGAATGAAAGCTTTTATGAACCAACAAAACAAGGATGAAAAGCTTGAACAGAACGAAGAGCTTGCGGAATTACGTGCTGCAACTTCCCTTGCTAAACAAGAAATGGCTAACCGAAGTAAAATTCACGATTTTGGTAGAAATTTTAAAAAAAAATAAATATAATAACTTAAGGAGAAAATTATGGCAGATTTAAAAGATAAACTTTCTTATGGTAGTAAAGGAACTGTTGCTTCAGTTAATGCAACTGGCGGTGTAGAAATTACAACTCCAGAAATTAAAACTGAAACAGACCCAAGATCTACTATCCTTACAAACCAAGATAGAGTGTTCAACAGAATAGGTGTTGGAGATCAAGTTGAAGTTAGAGGAACTAAAAGAATGTTAAAATCTAAAAGTAAAAAAGCAACTTGGTACTAAACTATGTGGTTATCAGCAATTAAATTAGCTGTTTCTGCTGGAAGTAAAATTTATGCTAACAAGCAGAAGGCAAAAGTCGCGATGTCTGACGCTCAACTGTTGCACGCAGAACGACAAGCTCGTGGTGAGGAAGCTTACCAGGGAAAATTGTTAGAGGCACGTCAAAACGATTATAAGGATGAGTTTGTCCTCGTAATATTGTCTGCCCCAATAATCGTGCTTGCTTGGGGGGTCTTTTCGGACGATCCGGGCGCTCTCGATAAAGTGAAAACTTTTTTCGAGCATTTCGCGGCACTCCCGACTTGGTTCAGTACCCTTTGGATCCTCGTCGTGGGAAGTATTTTTGGAATAAAGGGAACGCAAATCTTTAAAAACGGAGGAAAAAAATAATGGCAAACAGAAGATTTAATAAACAAGTTGCTAATTCTAGAACACCAATGAAAGTTGGCGGAAGAGCAATGAAAATGGGTGGTGGAAAAATGTCTACTGCTAGAAAAGATATGGCTTCAGGATACTACAAAGATGACATGGGTATGAGAGGTGGAGCTATGTATAAAAAAGGCGGCAAGGTTAAAAAAAATACTAAACGTATGAATAGACTTGAAGAACTTGGAAGAGTAGATTCAGAAAAAGCTTTTTCTAAAAAAGGTAAAAAAAATCTTAAAGCTGAAAAAAAAAGAATAGTTAAAGAACTTAAGAAGGGTTAATTATGGCTAAGAAAAAAATACCTGCCGGTAAAAAAGGCAAAGGCATAAGAAAACTTAAAAAGGTAGCTCCAGCAGTTGCAAAACGAATGGGTTACAAAAAAGGAATGCGAGCGAGATAATGGCTAAACTTTGTCCTGCAGGAAAAGCTGCAGCTAAGAAAAAATTTGATGTGTACCCAAGTGCATACGCAAATATTTGGGCAAGCAAATATTGTAAAGGCAAAGTAGGTCGAACCAAAAAAGCCGGTGGTGGTATCTGTAAAGTAGCTACCAAAGGTAGAGGAAACGCTTATGGAAAGAATTCATGAGTGGATTAAAAAAATGGTTGGACGAAAAATGGGTGGACATTGGAGCCCCGAAGAAGAACGGGAAATATCAACCTTGCGGGAGAAGCAAAGGATCAAAAAGGAAATATCCGAAATGCGTCCCACTTGCAAAAGCCACACAAATGACAAAAGGACAAAAGGCATCTGCTGTCAAACGAAAACGAGCGGTATCTAACACAGGACCTAAACCAACTAACGTTGCAACTTTTTCTAAACGAGATAGAAAAGCAATGGGAGGAATAATATGAAAACACAAAAAAGAAAATCAGTTAAAAAAGTAATTAAAGGTTTAAAGAAAGCTTCTAAGTTACATGCAAGTCAAGCTAAGGTTTTAAAAAAAGTTATTGGATCTAAAAAATGAAAATGCCTAACACCAAATATACCGGTAGTTTTATAAAAGGTGGTCCCGGAGAAAATCAAAGTTATAAAAAATATTACGGCAAGATGCTTCAAGGTTTCAAAAGAGGTGGTGATGTAATGCCCAAAAGAAATAAAAAAAATTTTAGACCCACTGAAAAAGGGGCTGGAATGACACAAGCAGGAGTTAAAGCATATAGAGCAGCAAATCCTGGTAGTAAATTAAAAACAGCAGTAACTGGAAAAGTTAAAAAAGGTTCTGCTGCTGCAAAACGTAGAAAGTCGTATTGTGCAAGAAGTGCCGGTCAAATGAAACAGTTTCCTAAAGCTGCAAAAGATCCTAATTCTAGACTACGTCAGGCTAGAAGAAGATGGAAATGTTAGACAGATTTATATTAAACATATTAGGAAAAATAGATGATGCTGTTGCAAAAGTAGAAGACTATGCAATTAAACTTGTAGAGTGGTGTTGGCAATCAAGAGTAAATATATTACACAAAAAAAGGAGAAAGAAAAATGGATGAAATAAACTTAATAACTAAAATACAAAAACAATTAAAAGAAAACTATCAACAAATTGCAAATGCAATGGTAAGTGGTGGTGTTGACAATATGGAAAAATACAAGTACATGTTGGGACAGGCCCACGCCTACCAATACATTTCAGGGGAAATATCCAACCTGCTAAACAAAGGAGCAACGAATGGAAAAGACAGAGACGGCAAAATCGTCGACATTGGAAAAGACAGAAGTCCCAAAGCATAAAAACGCTTTGGCAGAAAAATACGAAAAAGAAAATAAAGAACAACATAAAAAAGAAGTTGATGGTTACGAACGTTTAAAAACAAAAGAAGCTTCAAAGTTACCTCAACCAACTGGCTGGAGACTTTTAGTTTTACCTTTTAAGATGCCAGAGAAAACTAAAGGTGGTTTGCTTCTAGGAGCGGACACACTTGAAAGACAACAAGTTGCATCTACATGCGGACTCGTCCTTTCGATGGGGCCATATTGTTATGATAAACAAAAATTTCCTGAAGGGCCTTGGTGCAAAAAAGGAGATTGGGTTATCTTTGCTCGTTATGCGGGTTCAAGATTACCTATAGATGGTGGGGAAGTAAGATTGCTAAATGATGATGAAGTTTTAGCAACCATCGATAAACCCGAAGATATACTTCATACATTTTAACCATAGGAGAATACTATGCAAGACACAGACAAACCAGTTAACATAGATACCTCCGGACCAGGTGCCGAAGTAGAGTTAGATTCAGTTAAGGAAGAATTAATTGAAGAAACTATTGTAGAAGAAAAAACACCAGGAACGGATAAGTCGTATGAAAACGAACGTGAAACAAAACTTGAAGACGGTGGTAACGCCGATGACGCAAATGCGAAATCTGATGAGCCAACTGATGTTCAAGTTAGCGAAGAGAATACAGAAAAAAAGAAAGAATTAGAAGAATACTCTGAAGGAGTAAAAAGAAGAATAGCTAAACTAACTAAAAAAATGCGTGAGTCAGAGCGAAGAGAAGAAGCAGCTACGATTTATGCAAAAAGTG